CGAGGAATGACTACTACTATCTCTTTGAAAGCAGTATCGCAAAGAATTGGCGGCTCGGACAATGTCCGGGTTGGCCTGCCAGTTAATGCTGTCATTTCCCCCGCGATCCACGTCTCTCTGAGTTCTGTGCTTAATATGCCAGACCAAGAGAGATCGTCTATGGTAGGAGACGAGAAATCCGTTAGAATTTCTAGTCCTCCCGAAGTCCCGGTGCGTGTTGACATTAAATTGTCTGACATCGAGACGGTGCGCTCTATGCGCGCTGCAGTGAATAGTTTGTTTGTTCTTTTCGTATCCTTGGGATTCGAGAAGAGCAACTATGCTCTGCGGCCCAACTATATTCATTGGAATAAGTTGGTCAGGTTGAGTGGTGGAAGTTGGATGAAAGTGATGAAGTACAAGTTGGCGGCTTTTTATAGCGTGCATACTGGGCAACCCTTGCCTAAGTGTCCATGGGATAATAGTCGAAAACTGGATAATCCATCATGCTTGTTAGGAGGGAGGGCGTATTGTTGGCTGAGAAATAAGAAGAATTTCCAGAGATTGATTAAACTTCCGGATGGGACAGAAATGTCTATTTGGGAAATCTTTCTGGCTTCTGTTAAACTCAGCAAGCGAGGTATGCCAAGGCCTGATAAGAGTGATTTGAGAGTGGGTGAGAAAGAAACATTCACATCGCTAACGACGGTTAGGGAGGTACCTGATGAGGTTCACCTTCATGACCTTGCTTCCTTGCCAAAAAGCAAGAAAGGCAACCCTGAGTGGGGGTCACTAAGCGAGTTCTCGGAGTATCCCGTTAGCTTGGAAAAATTGTCCAAAGACGATCTGAAATTTCAGATTCGTCGAACGGTCGATGAGTTGTTCCCGAAAGAAGGAAAACGCTCGTTGAAGTTACGCGAGGCGCTTGCACAGTCAATGAACTCTGCACATGTGCCTTCCTCCAGTGCGCAATACATGAATAGTGTTGTGACCGGAGGTGCTGTGGGACACCTCAGTAGAGTAAAGTTCCCTGCGCTAAATGAGGCGAGGGACCGTTTAGCAGTCGGTTCTTTGGCACGAGCGGAAGATGTAGTACGCCCGGAGCCCGAGGATTTTGAGCTGAGAATGGAGAGAAGAAAAATGAATGAACGTGATGATACGCGTAGCAGCGTGGATGGGTGGGATGAGTATTTCTGTTTAGATAGGGAGGTCGCGGATGAGGACATTGTTCGTTACAACGAGGCTCTTAAGGCTCTAGCTTTGCGGGAGGAACCGATTGCGGTTCCCCTCGGATTGCCGGAGGCCCTTAAGATTCGTGTGATAACGAAGGGTCCGCCTGCGCGACAGACCTACTTGAAGGGATTACAAAAGTTCCTACATGGTGTTTTGTTCGACCATGATTGTTTCAAACTGATCGGCGGTGATATCAGCGCGGAGTATTTATCTTCGCGTCTGGGAGATCGGCTTTACGGTAAGGAAATGTTTGGTTCGGGGGACTATAAGGATGCTACGAATCAGATTTGCTCTTGGGCTAGTGAAATAGTTGCTGAGAGAATAGCTGATAATATGGATATGGATGTTGATCTCTATCAACTGTTCGTAGAGTCTCTGACGGGTCACATAATCGAGTTGAAATGCGATGGTGTGGTTCGAAAAATGAGACAGATGAACGGACAGTTAATGGGGAGTGTTACGTCTTTTCCAGTGTTATGTATCATTAATGCGGCTATATGTAGATTAGCCATAGAACTCGGTAGTGAGACGGAACGTCGACTGACGTTGCAGCAGGCACCTTTAGCGATTAACGGAGACGATTGTGTCTTCCGGACAACGCCTTTAGGTATGGCTTGGTGGCGACGTATTGGTCACGCTCTTGGTCTCGACGAGTCTGTGGGGAAGACTTATTATAGTGCTGATTTCTGTGAAATGAATAGTAGAGTGTTCCTGTTTGAACCGGGTGTTTTTAAACACGATTTTTATCAGGTTCCCGTCGTTAACTTGGGTTTGCTTTTCAACATGAAGCGCTCTGGTGTTGGTGACGGCTTTGGTTCGTCGAAGGATGGGACCATTGGTTCGAAGGCTCGTTGCCTGATCGATAACTTGCCACCTCTTGTGGCCGATCGGCTAATGGAGCAGTTCATCTTACGAAATAAGAATGTTCTTCAAAGATTCCGTTCTTGTCCTTGGTACGTGCCCGAGTGTTGGGGGGGCGTAGGATTACCTAATTGGGGGTCCACTACGAGTGAAGGAATTCGTGGTCCGACTGTTTTGGATGTTCAGTTGTTTAGTCGTTTAGTTGCCGGATATGATAGGCGCACTCCACGTGCGCTCGTCTGTCCAAGTTCTTGGCAGATACGACGAATTGCCGCTGATCTCTTTCCGATTCGCCGCGTGCGCGAATCAACCCTTTCGGAGGGTGAGAAAGCTGTGTCTTCACAGTTGTTGAATCAACTGTATCAACGCATCGCCGCGATTTATTCGATCGAGACGTTGAAGGACCAAGCC